GCCACGATGGACGCCGAAGCAATTTATGATGAAGAGTGCGGCTGGATGCGCTATAACCCTGCTGCGCCGGCTCCGGCCCCGGAACCTGCCGAAAGCATAAACGGGTTAGCTAGCCGGCGCCGCAGCCGGCCTCGCGTAGTTAAAGAGGATAACGGCGATGACAACAGCGGGTGATCAAATCAATGGCGCGCTTCGCCTGCTGAATGTTTTGGCTGAAGGTGAAACGCCGTCGGCGGAAACTTCACAAGACGCGCTGTACGCTCTTAACCAGATGATCGACAGTTGGAACACGGAACGGCTGTCCGTGTTTTCCACGCAAGACCAAGTAGAAACTTGGCCTCCAGGCACTATTTCGCGCACGTTTGGGCCGACCGGAGATATTGTAGGCGAACGTCCCATTTTGGTTGACGACAGCACCTACTTTCGCGATCCGGCTTCCGGCATCTCCTACGGCCTTAAGCTGATCAATCAGCAGCAATACAACGGCATTGCGGTCAAGACCGTTACCAGCACATATCCGCAGGTACTGTGGATCAACATGACGTACCCCAACATTGAAATGTACGTCTATCCGGTGCCGACCAAAGTGCTAGAATTTCACATCGTGTCGGTCCAACCACTGACGCAACCCGCTAATCTGGCTACAACGCTGGCGTTTCCGCCCGGCTATCTGAGGTGTTTTCGCTATAATTTGGCGTGCGAATTGGCTCCTGAATTTGGCATAGAGCCTACTCCGCAAGTGCAACGAATTGCGATGACATCTAAACGCAATCTCAAGCGCATCAACAACCCTGACGACATCATGGCGCTGCCTTACAGCATTGTAGGCACCCGCCAGCGGTTTAACATTTTTGCCGGCAACTACTGATGAAGACGCCGATCCTTGGGTCCACCTATGTAGCCCGCAGCGTCAACGCTGCGGACAGCCGCATGGTCAACCTCTTTCCAGAACTTGTACCGGAAGGCGGCAAGGAGCCGGCGTTTCTTCAGCGGGCGCCAGGTTTACGGCTATTGGCTACAATAGGCACAGGCCCTGTGCGCGGCCTTTGGCAGATGGGCGCCTACGCGTATGTGGTGTCTGGCGACACGCTGTATAAACTCAACAGCAACTGGGCCGCGACGGCGTTAGGCACGATTGCCAACACCGGGCCTGTGTCCATGACGGACAACGGCACTCAGTTGTTTATCGCAGCCAACGGCCCCAGCTACATCTACAACACGTTCACAAACGTCTTCCAGCAAATCAATGACATCGACTTTCCTGGCGCTGTGACGGTCGGGTACATCGACGGCTATTTTGTGTTTAACGAACCAAACAGCCAAAAGTTCTGGGTGACCAGCTTGCTGGAAGGTACGCAGGTAGACCCGCTGGACTTTGCCAGTGCGGAAGGTTCGCCTGACGGGCTTGTGGCTTTGATCGTCGACCACCGCGAAGTCTGGCTGTTTGGCACTACCTCCGTCGAAGTTTGGTACGACGCCGGCACCGCGGATTTCCCGCTGCAACGCATCCAAGGGGCGTTCAACGAAATCGGCTGCGCCGCAGCCTATTCGGTCGCCAAGTTGGACAACGGCCTGTTTTGGTTGGGCGCCGACGCGCGCGGGCGCGGCATTGTCTACCGGGCAAACGGCTATAGCGGCCAGCGCGTTTCCACACACGCCGTTGAATGGCAAATCCAACAGTACGGCAATTTGTCCGACGCAATCGGCTACACCTATCAGCAAGACGGCCATTCGTTCTATGTGTTGGTCTTTCCGTCCGCCAATACGACATGGGTGTACGATGTGGCTACCCAAGCCTGGCACGAGCGCGCCGGCTGGAATAACGGCCAGTTTACCCGGCACCGCGGCAATTGCCAGATGAACTTCAACGACGAAATTGTCATCGGCGATTACGAGAACGGCAACATCTACGCTTTTGATCTTGACGTGTACGCTGACAACGGCGCCGAGCAAAAATGGCTGCGGTCGTGGCGGGCACTGCCTACTAACCAAAACGACCTGCGCCGCACCGCGCACCACGCGCTTCAGTTGGATTGCGAAACTGGCGTGGGGCTAAGCACGGCGCCGTCTGACGACGAGATATTCGACAGCGCGTACATGTCGGGCGCGCTTTTGACTGAAGGTGACGATTTCTTAATAACCGAGAGCGGCGACTACATTTACGCCACCGCGACCAATCTTGCCACCATGGTACCGCGCGCAATGCTGCGCTGGTCTGATGACGGCGGCCATACCTGGTCCAACGAACATTGGAAGTCTATGGGCCAGATCGGGCGGTTTGGCTACCGCACCATTTGGCGGCGCCTTGGCATGACACAGAAAATCCGCGACCGAGTGTACGAGGTGTCGGGCACTGATCCGGTTAAGATAACCATTTTGGGCGCCGAACTGGCGATTAGCCCGACCAATGGCTAGTCCTCCTAACATAACCAATATCCCGGCCCCTCGGGTGCCGTTGATTGACGACCGCACCGGGCTAATGGCGCGCGAGTGGTACAGGTTCTTCTTCAACTTGTTCAACCTTACCGGCGCCGGCTCCAACGTTGATACGCTCCAAGACGTGCAGCTAGGGCCTCCATCAGACGACCCAGCGGTCTTCGTGCAGGCGCTGCAAGCTGCCGCGCTAAACCCCACAGACACCTACGCAGCCAACGCTGACGCGGTCTTGCAGAGCCAAGTGCAGGCCCTAGCGGTCACGCCGCCACGCATCGACGAGGTGCCAGGCTGGCTTATCCTGCCGCGCGCCATAGCCGCCGGCGCGTCACCTTTCACCTTTCAAAACACCACCGGGCGGTCTATAGATGTCATTGTGACGGGGGGCACGGTATCCGCCATTGCTTTCTCGCGCAACAACGTAACTTTCTATGGTGTCGGCTCGACTTCTGGGGTATTTTGGTTGTCGCCTAATGATCGGTTGCGTGTAACATACACTGTTGCACCTACCTTAACCCTTGTGCCGAGGTAGAGCATGGCCGTTGTTATCTCACTCTTTGCCGGCGTCGGAGGGCAGTTTTTCGACAACAACGGCGTCCCGCTTACGGGCGGCCTGATCTACACTTACGAGGCAGGCACCACAACGCCGCTTGCGACCTACACGTCGTCTTCTGGCACGACACCACACGCCAATCCGATTGTTTTGGACGCTGCCGGCCGCGTAAACGAGATTTGGCTAGACGGCGCTTCAGCGTACAAGTTTGTGCTGAAGACCTCGACCGGCATTACCATTGCCACTTACGATAACGTCTACGGTCCTGACGCGTCGTTCTCACCCACGGTTGACGGCGATCTGTACGTCAACGGCAACGCCTACGTCAGCGGTCGGATTGCCATAGGCGGCACAAGTTCCGCGGTTAAGCTGTCCATCCTTTCCACAGACGCTGTTCTGGTGCCCGTAGGGACTACCGCAGAGCGGCCTACAGGCGCGTCAGGGTATTTGCGGTTCAACACGACGCTGGGCAGCTTTGAAGGCTACAATGGCACTTTGTGGGGTAGTATCGGCGGCGGCGCGGCTGGGGGCGGCACTGACAAGATATTCTACCTTAACGACCAGACCGTGACGACCAACTACACTATTCCAACTGGTCAAAATGCAGGTACGTTTGGGCCAATTTCTGTCGCGAGCGGCATTACTGTAACCGTTCCGTCAGGCAGCACATGGACGGTGACGTAAGATGCCGGTAAAACTCTCCTCCACAGGTGGCGGCAGCGTCACCCTAACCACGCCCAGCACGGCGACGGATTACACGGCTACGTTTCCGGCGAATACTGGGAATGTGGTGACGGATAGCGCAACTCAAACGCTTACCAATAAGACGCTGACAAGCCCGGTTATTACTGGTGCTTCTGTGTCATCTATGGCGAGCAGCGTTATTACTTCCGGCACTTCGCAAGCCAGCACCAGCGGCACCAGCATTGATTTTACCGGCATCCCGTCTTGGGTAAAGCGCATCACGGTAATGTTTAATGGGGTTAGTACGAATGGTACGAGTCCTGTAATTGTTCAGCTTGGCACCGGGGCTACGCCGACATATACAACCAGTGGCTATCAGAGTTTTGTTCTTTATAACGGTGGAACTACAAATATTACAAATGGTTTAACAACCATAGGTATTGGCGCTTCCGATACTCGGTGGGGATCAATGATACTTTCCACATCTGGATCAAATAGTTGGACAGAAATTGTTGGGAATGCAGTAGGTACTAACGGTGGGGCAGGCGGAGGCGGCATTACTCTTGGAGCCGCCCTTACCGCTATTCGTATCACAACGTCCAACGGCACCGACGCCTTCGACGCCGGGTCCATCAACATCCTGTACGAGTGAGGTAAGCAATGCCCATAACCATCTCAGGCTCCACGGGTATCGCGGGTGTTGACGGCTCTGCCTCCACTCCAGCCCTTCAAGGAACCGACACAAACACTGGCGTTTATTTTGGCGCTGATACGATTTCATTCTCAGAGGGCGGCGCTCTTGTTGGGCAGTTTGATAGTAGCGCAAACTTCCAATTTAACTCCGGCTACGGCTCCGTTGCCACGGCGTATGGATGCAGGGTTTGGGTAAATTTCAATGGTACCGGGACGGTGGCTATTCGCGCTAGTGGGAACGTAACCAGTATTACAGACAATGGGACGGGTGAATATACAGTTAATCTAACCACGGCTTTAACGGATGCTAATTATTCTGTTGTTGGTTCCTGTGGTACGGGAGCCGCTGGTAATGATGATTTCAGTCTTACCACTAATTTTAATGCAGCCCCTACAACTTCCGCTGTGCGTATAGGATCGCAGCGCGCTAATACTGGCGTCACAACTGATGTAGCTTATATCTCACTTGCCATTTTCCGCTGATAGGATTTAGCCATGAACCAACGCATCATCTACCCCACAGATGAAGGTGGTGTCGCCGTGATTGTGCCAGCCCCCGAATGCGGTCTGACGATTGAAGAAATCGCCGCCAAGGATGTGCCGGAGGGCAAGCCATTCAAGATTGTGGATGTCGCTGACATTCCATCAGACCGCACCTTCCGTAACGCTTGGACCTATGTGGAGGATGAACAATGATCCGAATTGACATCACCAAGGCCAAGGTCATCGCGCATGATATGCGCCGATCCGCTCGTGCTGCTGAGTTTGTCCCGCATGATGAGGTGATTGCTAAGCGCATTCCCGGCACTGCGGAAGCGGAGGCAGAGGCCGCCCGTCAGGTAATTCGTGATAAGTATGCAGCGGTGCAAATTGCCATTGATGCGGCTACGACACCAGATGAAATCAAGGCTGCGTTAGGAGTTTAAGATGTCCACCCTACAATCCACCAACCTGAAGCATGAATCTTCTGCAACAAACAACATTGTCCTGGATGCGAGTGGAAATACCGCAATTCAAGGTACGTTGCGGGTTGGCGGAGTGGCCACGAACATTTATCCTCTGGTATCCGGCACCTCTCAAGCCAGCACTAGCGGCACTAGCATTGATTTTACCGGCATCCCTTCTTGGGTAAAGCGCATCACGGTAATGTTTAACGGCGTCAGCACGAATGGCACGAGTAACAAGCAAATTCAGCTTGGGGACTCTGGCGGTTTTGAAACGACAGGATATTTGGGGGCAAGCGTTCAATTAACTGATGCTGCCTCTGTTAACGCGGCGACAACCACAACAGGCTTTGGTATTCGGTCTCCGCTTGCCGCCGATACGATAAATGGCGCCGTGGTCATCACAAACCTTACCAGCAACACTTGGGTTGCCCAAGGCGCGCTGACTGATTCTTCGCGCGGCGCCGGGTATCTCGTGGGCGGCGCAAAAGCTTTGTCTGATGTGCTGACGCAAGTTCGCATCACGACTGTCAACGGCACCGATGCGTTTGACGCCGGGTCCATCAACATCCTGTATGAGTGAGGGTTAACCCATGGCCGTAACCGTAACCGTCCTGATCCCGGCGAAGACCGCCGAGAACACGCAGACGACGCAATATACGTCGACCGGCGTGACCACGATCATCGACAAGTTCACCGCGACCAATTACACCGGCACGGCCGCGACGATCAGCATCAACTTGGTGACGGGCGCTGGCGCTGCCGGCAACGACAACCTGATCGTCCAGAACAAGACGTTGCAAGCGGGCGAAACCTACACCTTCCCTGAGATTGTGGGCCAGGTGTTGTCCCCTAGCGCGTTCATCTCGACGATTGCTGGCACCGCGTCGGCGATCAACATGCGCGCCAGCGGGCGCCAGGTGACGCAGTGAAGCATTTTCTCTGCGTAGCCGAACACGTCGACGTTACGCCGGTACTGCGCGAGTTGGCGGTGCAGCCCGAACTATGGGACCAGAACACCCTTCGGACTACCCATCCAGAAACCGCCCACAGCGCGGTGAACGACATCTGGCTGTGGTTCAACGAGGTGTCCGATGATTTTTCCGCCGTCACCAACGACATCCAGACGCGCCCCTATCCTGCATGGACGGCGCTGCCGTCGCTGCGCCGGCTGGTGCTGGACCTAATTCGCCGCGTTGATGGAGTTCAGTTGGGGCGCGCGGTCGTCACCAAGCTGCCGTCAGGCGCCATCATATACCCGCATGTCGATCGCGGCACGTCAGCCGAATTTTACACCCGGTACCAAATTGCGTTACAATCCCGCCCCGGCGCGCTGTTTCACTGCGAAGACGAAACCGTCAACTTTCGCCCTGGCGAAGTTTGGTGGGTCAACACCCGCGTGACACATTCCGTCGTAAACAACAGCGACGATGACAGGATTGTCTGCATCGTAGATATTCGGAGCGGCTGACGTGATTACGGCGCAAGTTGAACCTTGGAGCGAGTTCCTTGTTGACGCAGTAGAACTCTTTCCCGCGCATTGGGAAGAGTTGGCGCTGAACAAGGACAAGGTGCCGCTGTCCATGCGGTACGACGTGTACGCGGCCAGCGAGGCCGCCGGCGAACTCCTTGTCGTGACGCTGCGGCAAGACGCGCGGCTGGTCGGGTATTTCGTCGGTTTTGTCCTCCCCGGCCTGCATTACAGCACTTGCCTGACCCTTCAGATGGACATCTTCTGGACCCACCCTAACATCCGCGGGCGCATGGAAGGCGTAAAGCTTTTTCGGGCGGTAGAAGCTGAGGCCAAGCGCCGAGGCGTCCAGCGCATGTTTTTTGGGTCCAAACTGCACAAAGACGCTTCTAGGCTGTTTGAGTATTTGAAAATGCAGCCTGTTGAGGTGTATTACACCAAGTGGATTGGAGACTGACGCCATGGTCGGAGCAGCAGCTATTGTAGGTGGCGCCGCCTTAATCGGCACAGTCGGCAGCATGTACGCGGCGGACAAAGCGGCAGGAGCGCAGAAGAGAGCCGCGCGCGACGCGGCTGCCGCTACCTCCGAGGCCGCGCAGCAGTCCATCGACGCCCAGGAACGGATGTTCGGCAAACAGGTCGAACTGCAAGAACCATTTCGCCAAGCCGGCCTGTCCGCGCAAAACAGGCTGATGGATTATTTGGCCTTAAGCGAAAATAAAACCGCGCCCGGCTATGGTAAATACGCCCGCGACTTTAGCATGGCCGACTATACTGCCGACCCCGGCTACGGGTTTCGTGTCAGCGAGGGCATGAAGGCGCTTGAACGGTCAGCGGCCGCGCGCGGCGGCCTTCTGTCTGGCTCTACGCTCAAGGGCATCACGCGGTTCGGGCAGGACACGGCGTCTGAAGAGTACCAGAACGCGTTCAACCGCTACCAGGTGAACCGCGCCAACCAGCTTAACCCGCTGCAAAGCCTTATGGGCGCGGGCCAGACCAGCGCAAACGCTCTGACTTCGGCGGCCGGCCAAACCGGCGCCGGGATGGGCAGCACTTACATGGGTATGGGTGCCGGCCTGTCAAACGCTGCGCTGGCCGGGGGCGCTGGCCGCGCGTCCGGGTACATGAACATGGCCAACGCGCTGAACCAGGGTCTTAGCACGGGCGCCAATCTGTACATGCAGGGGCAGT